AAGATATTCAAATGGGTCCAGTGAGTTCTGCAATAACGATTGCAGGAACTATTGCTGATGGCAATCAAGTATTTTTTCAATTAGAAAGAGATGCGGACAATGGTAGTGACACCTTTACTGGTGATGCTAGATTATTAGGAATTCAATTATTTTATACTACTGATGCAGCTAACGACGCATAAACTTAATAGGAGGAAAGAGATATGTCTTTTGGTTATCGAATTTTAGGGTTTGGAAGCGGCGGTGGTGCAACGAGTCCTTATTTGGTAGCTACTGGAGGAACTATTACTTGTTCTGGTAATGATAAAATTCATACTTTTACAGGTCCAGGTACTTTTACAGTTTGTTCAGCGGGTACCTGTGCAGCTAATAATCTAGTTTCTTATATGGTAGTAGCTGGCGGTGGCGGCGGTGGAGGAACTCATGGTGGAGGCGCTGGAGCTGGAGGTTTTAGAGAAGTTGAAAGTCCAGTTACTCCTTATACAGCAAGTCCTTTAGAGGGTTATCCAACTCCAGGAAATAGAATTACAGTAACAGCCACTAGTTATCCAATAGCAACTGGCGCAGGAGGAACAGCTGGAGTGGTAAGCGGAGCAGACCCAACACTAGGAGGAGATTCTACATTTTCATGTATAACATCAGCAGGTGGTGGTAAAGGAGCAAGTGAAGCTATGGGAGATGGTAGATGCGGTATGGATGGAGGTTCAGGTGGTGGGGGATCTTATCCCGCTCCTTTGAGGGCAGGAGGTTGTGGTAACACACCACCATTCACTCCATCTCAAGGTTCAGGAGGTGGAGCTGCTATTCAATATGGTCCCAACCCCTATCCCGTTTGGACAGGTTCAAGTGGTGGAGGTGGTGGCGCTACAGAAGCAGGTGTAGGCGCTGCATCAAATTTAGCAGGTAGAGGTGGAGCAGGAACAACAACAGAAATTACTGCTAGTTCAGTAGCTTATGCTGGGGGTGGCGGTGGTGGGTCATCAGGTTATGGTACTGGTGTTGCTGTTGGTGCAGCAAGTCCTTGCGGAACAGGAGGAGCGGGTTCACCAGCTCCAGGAAATTCAGGATGTGGAGGAACAATATATAAAGGTGGAGGTGGTGGCGGCGGATATGCGGGACCACCAACAGGAGGAAGTCCAGGAGGTGGTGGTGGATCAGGTGTGGTAGTAATAAGATACAAATTTCAAGGAGAATAATTAAGGGAGAACATTATGGCACACTTTGCAAAAATAAGCGATACTTCAAAAGTTCTTTCAGTACTAACATTGAATAACAAAGATATGTTGAACGCTGATGGTGTTGAAGATGAAACAGTAGGACAACAATATTTAGAGAAACACAATAACTGGCCTGCCGAAAAATGGATTCAAACTTCATACAATACATATGGTGGAAAACATTACGATAATGAGACTAGAGAATTATCAGCGGATCAATCTAAAGCTTTAAGAGGAAACTACGCAGGTATGGGTTACACTTGGGACGAAGATAATAATATATTTTATCCTAAAAAACCTTATGCAAGTTGGGTTTTAAATACATCTGAAGCTAGATGGCAATCTCCAATTGGTGATGCACCAGACGATCTAACTGACGAAGAAAGATATGTGTGGAATGAAGACGCCAAATCTTGGGATAAAATTTCCACAACATAATTGATCTAGATCAAATCTTTTTAATCATATTGACATTATTATACCTTCCTGTATAAAAGGATTAGGTATGCAAAAGAAAGTATTATCAGAAGTAAGTTTATATTACGGTGATGTGTCGATGCCTAAAGATTGGGAAATAGATCAAAATGATTTAGCTCACCACATTTTACATTCTAGTTTAACTAATAAAAAATCACAATTTTCAAAAACTTTAGATAAATTAAATACATATATACGAGATCATATTGGTCTTGAGTATGATATCCGTCTTATCAACAAAGAAACGTGGGGTAATATCTATAAACCTGCAGAGACAACAATACCTTTATTAAACATCGATCCAGTAGATTTACAAAACTCACCTGATTACACTTTACTTTATGGAGTAAAAGCTGATAAATGTTCTGTTAGAATACACTATGATGATAACAGACGGAAAGGAAGAAGCTGGGATATACCACTTTTAAACAATAGATTTATTATGTTTCCATCTACACAAATGTATTACATAACAAACAATCAACAAGATTCTTTAAACTTTGTGCAGACAATTAGTTATGAAGTTATAAAGAGATGACTATAATAAATAAAAACATGGTATTTTTTCCTCACAAGGAGTATAAAAAGAAATGATTCTTTCTAATTATTTTTGGTTTTTTAAAAAAGCTGTTCCAGACAGAATATGTGAAAACATTAAAAAATATGGTTTGTCCCAACAACCCCAAGTAGCTCTTACAGGGAATGAAAAAGGCAATGTACCAAAAACCAAGGAAGAATTTAAACAACTTCACAAGACAAGAAATTCAGATGTAGTATGGCTAGATGAGCCGTGGATTTATAGAGAGGTTCAGCCTTATGTTCGTACAGCTAATGTAAACGCTGGTTGGAATTTTCAATGGGATTTTTCTGAGCCCGCTCAATTTACAATATATAAAAAAGGTCAACACTATAGTTGGCATGCAGATTCATGGGGGAAACCTTATAATGACCCCAATAATCCAAACACACACGGAAAAATAAGAAAACTAACAACCGTTTTAATTTTATCAGATCCTGCAGATTATGAAGGAGGAGCTTTGGAATTTAATTTTGGAAACACGAATCCAGCTAAAAAACAAAATACATTGATACCAAAAGAAGTAGGAGCAAAAGGAACTATTGTTGTTTTCCCTTCCCACGTATCACATCGAGTACAACCAGTAACGAAAGGAGTGCGTTATTCTATGCCTACATGGCACTTAGGATATCCATTTAGATAAATGAAGAAAAAAGTTAAAAGAAGTTTTCCTAAAAAGTTAAATAAAATTGCAGCATTTCCTGAGCAGTTGGCCAGGGAAGAATTATTTAGATCTCCTGTATGGGTTGGATATGCACCTGGATTTGTAGATAAATATAATAAAGCAGTAGACCCTTATGTTGAGAGAATAAAAAAAGCTATGAAAAAAGAAATAGATGCGAGAAATAAAAAGTTTGGTAATAAAGGAGACCGTGGTTATGTTTATCAGACAACAAGTTTAATTAAAGACCCTAATTTTTCAGAAATACAAAATTACATTATGGCAACTTCACATAATTTATTAACAGAAATGGGGTTTGATTTAAAAGATTACCAAATATTTATGACAGAAATGTGGGTACAGGATTTTGCTAAAAAAGGAGGTGGAACCCAGGTTACTCATTCCCATTGGAATGGCCATATATCTGGTTTTTACTTTTTAAAATGTAGCGAAGCTACTCCCAAACCTGTGTTTGCAGATCCCAGACCTGGTTGTTTGATGAACTTATTGCCAGAAAAAGATATAAACAAAATAACTCATGCCAGTAGTCAAATTCATTATAAAATAAAACCAGGAACAATAGTATTTTCATCATCGGCTCTACCACACATGTATCCAGTGGATATGGGCTATGAACCATTTAGGTTTATGCATTTTAACTGTCAAGCTATCCCAAAAGGAGCTATAAATGTCAGGTAAAATAAAAAACAACAGAAGAAAGAAGGAAAAAATGTCGTTCAAAAAAATAAAGTTTAAAATAATTAAAGGGGCTATTCCAAGAAAAGTAGCTGGTTTTATTTATCGATACTTTAAAAATAAAAGGGATGTAGCTAAATTTTTATTTGATCAAAAATATATCTCTCAATTTGCAGAAGAATGGGGAACATGGAATGATTCAATGATACCTAATACTTATTCTAACTATGCAGATATAGCTTTTGAAACTGTACTCGATGGTTTAACTGAAAAAATGGAAAAGGAATCGGGATATAAATTAAATCCGTCATATGCTTATGCACGTATCTATAAAAAAGGAGATATATTATATAGACACTTTGATAGAGATTCCTGTGAAATTTCTGCTACTATGCACATAGGAGACGATGGTACTAAATGGCCTATTTATTTAGATCCAACTGGTAAGGCAGGTAAAGCTGGTATTCCAGT